CAGAAAGGTGGTAGAGAAAAAGTGTTAGCTAATGCAAATAAGTGGAGAAAGGAAAATCATGAACTTGCAAAAGAAAAACATAGACAGTGGAACTGGGATTCAAAGATGAAGGCAGTTACATACTATGGTGGCAAATGTGTATGTTGTGGTGAAGATGAGCCTAAATTCCTAGCAATAGACCATGTAGAAAATAATGGTAGTGAACACAGGGAAATACTAGGCAATCAAACAATTTATAAATGGTTACGAGATAATAATTACCCGACAGGATTCCAAATACTCTGCCATAACTGCAACATGGCAAAAGCATTTTACAAAGTCTGTCCTCACAAAATATGAAATTAGAATTACAAGTTTGTTCGCTAGAATTAGCTCAGAAGCTTAAAAGTCTGGGAGTGAAGCAGGAGAGTTTGTTTTATCATGCTTACAATACTGCACTTGAAGATGATAGAAAAATAAAGCTAAAGAAAGATTGTGGTAGTTATAAAACTCAAGGAAAAATAATGGACATGGGAATAATGAAGTATTATTCCGCCTTCACATCCGCAGAGCTTGGCGAACTTATACCAGGACAACTAAGAAATGACGACCCAGAGCATCCGATACACCAATTCATAACTGAAAAGTCCGCTAGTCAGTGGCATGCAGTATACGTGTGTGCAAAGTGTATGGGTAGAGTTGGAAGTCAGTGGGCAGCCACCGAAGCAGACGCACGAGCTAAGATGCTTGTGTACTTATTGGAGAATAAGCTTATAACACTATGAAAAAAGTCTACAAATATGCAACAGGTCATATAGTTCCTGAAAGAGCTTTCTACTTAACAACTATAGTAGAAGAGGTATATCAAGCCGTATTTGATGATCCTAACTTTGCAAAAGAGGTCCTTAACTATATGCTGTCTGGTCTTCATGACTATAGAAAAGTTTTTGTTAAGAAAAATAGCTGTATAGATCTCATTGTTAGAAATATAAAACCAGAATATATTGAAGAAATGAGAAAAGTTATTATTGATGATGTATTTGAGGTTGTTGGTATTAAACTAAAAAAAGAATCATGACAAAACTCTCTATCAAAATAATCAAAGACAACGGTGAACCAGTATATCTCTCAGAAACAGGTATGCTTGAGGATAATGTGGAGGTAGTAGTACAGGAAGTTATTAAGTTCCTTAATAAAATTAGAAAGCTATGAAAATACTCTTTTTAGATATTGATGGAGTTATAAATACAAAGGAGTCTATGAGAAAAGGGGTACATTTTCCTATAGATCCTTACTGTGCTTTTCTTGTTGGTAAAATAAAGTTAGACACAGGCTGTGATGTTGTACTTTCATCTTCGTGGAGACATTTAGATGATGGCTATGCCGAGGTTGAGAAAAGGGTTGTGCCTCTTCGTGGTAAGACGGGTAGTTGTTGTTCTGGTATTCGTGGAGTAGAAATATACAATTGGATGAGAGATAACATCCCTGGATTTGACAGTACCCACAAGGGAGATTTTCGATTCGCTATACTGGATGATGATAGTGATATGCTACTGTGGCAAAAAGACCACTTCTTTCAGACATCTTTCACTGAAGGTGGTTTAACAGAAGAAATTGCTAATAAAGTTATAGAACATCTTAACAAGTAATCCACCACACCCATCAATATGAAAGAAAAAATTAAATCAAAATGTTGTAATGCACCACTAGAAATGAAATGCGCTGTTGGTATGTGTCGTTATGCTTGTATTGAATGTGATAAAACACATGAAGAGCTAGACGAAAACTTTAATCCTATTAACTAATTTCACCCCACATACTATGACTATTGAAAAACAGAAAAAGGTTGGAGAGAAAATACACAATACCCTCAATAGGGCTACAAGTTCTACAATTACCTAAAAAGAGCTAAAACACCTGACGACTTAAAAGGTATATTCTTCTCTACTGCATTTAACACAGAGTTAGAAGACTGGGAGTTTTTGAGGTTAAAAGGGGAAATGGTTAATAGGTTTAATGAGATAAAGTAATGTGGTATACTCAGTTTAGTCAATTACACTTAGAGAATTGATTAACTTGAAACTCGTGTGCAGCATAAATGTCTTTCAAGTCGTCTATGTTGCACACGGGATATAACATTATGGAAACAAAAGAAGAATGGAGGGATGTTTTTGGTTATAAAGAATATTATAAAGTTTCAAATTTAGGCAGGGTTAAAAAAATTGGAAAAACTGTTTTCAGAAATAACGGGACAAGGAGAAAGATCCTAGATGTAATTCTCAAAAACACTCTTAAACGTACTGGTTACACACAAGTTAGGCTAATAGTTGACGATAATTTATTTAAGTCTGTTCTTGTTCATCGTCTTGTTGCCACTGCATTTATTCCTAACCCAGAAAATAAACCTCAGGTAAATCATATAAATGGTGTCAAGAACGATAACCGTGTTGAAAACCTTGAGTGGGTTACTGCTTCAGAAAATGGACTACATAAATATAGAGTCCTTGGCTTGGTTCCTAGTTTAAAAGGAAAGTTTGGAGTCTTTTCCAATAAACGTAAAGCTGTTAATCAACTTAGTATGGAAGGTGAGTTTATAAAAAGATGGGGGTGTATGTCAGATGCCACAAGACAAGTTAGTGGACACCCTCAAGTTAGTTCTATAGGTCTGTGTTGTAAAGGTCTACAAAGTCATGCTAGAGGTTATAAATGGGAATATGCAAAAAAATAAAAAAAGAACAATCCGCCAGAATTCCTCTCTTCACTTGCTATGTAGGCAAGTGGCCACTGAACTAAACAATCAGGGTATTTCACTTCAAATTGCTCTACAAGGCATAGAAGCAGACGTAACAGAGCATAACGTCAAAGATATGTTTCGAGCTGTTGCAAAGGCAAAATTTGGCGTACAGTCGACATCTGATCTTGATAACAAGCAGATGTTAGAAGTATACGAAGAAATGGTAAGGCATTTTGGTAAGTTTGGGGTAACGGTCACATGGCCTTCACAGGAAACTACTGAAAGCTATTTAAACTCTTATATATTATAAATATGAGCAATAAGATATATACAATCTACGAAGGGGCTGTTTCTGTAAACCAGATGACTAAGGGTAAAAAGATCTTAACGAACAAGTACCGAGAATTTAAAGAAAGGGCTTCTCTTGAGGTTGCTTTTCAAAAACCAACCATGAGAAAGGGGGGAAATATAACCGTTGCTCTTACATTCTATATTAAAAACCTTTATATAAAAGATATAGACGGTGGTATAAAAGCAACATTAGACGCTTGTACTGAGGCCGGTTGTTGGGAAGATGATCGGTATATTGAGACACTTATAGTTAAAAAGATTAGATCAGAAAAGGAATATATCACCATTGAAATCCTGAATTAATGATATACTACAAGTATTTATGGAAACAGAATTTTTTGATATTAAAGGTTTCGTAAGAATGGTAAAGCCTAACGGATTTGGGTTTATCGTTCCGATGGAAAAGTTAAATCCTAATGACAGTAAAAAGAGCTGTGACATTTATTTTCACGCAAGTAATGTTTTAAATGAAGGCCTAGAGTGGAAAAACATTCAAACGGGAATGAAAGTAACTATTTCTGTGGTTGTTAAAAAGGCGACTGGATATTCTGCCGGAGGTGTTCTTGTAAACCTTAAAAAACGTTAATAAATAAGGGGGGGAAAGATATCCACAGTTGTACACAGTTTGTATCTTGTATATACAAGATATGTGTGTATACTTATATACAAGGGGAGATAACCACCCTCTTATATACAAAATGATTACAAAAAATAATGCAGGATACACACCAGAGATTGAGGACGTTCCAAACGATCTCGATGGTGAGATAAGATTAGTGACTGTTTCTGATTGCTGTAACGCTGGTATCTATACAGGCACCGGTGATGTTACATGCCTTAATTGCATGGAAGAATGCGGTTACTACGAAACGGTTGTTATAGGCGGTGAGTTTTTTAATTAAGCATAACATGAAAAATATACTCATTGTCTCGTGTATTGTTGAAGGAGTTATGATCCTCTCATTCATATATGCAATCCATAAACTACTAAGTGTTTGCTCACTGTAATCTATATGAAAACAAAAAAATATACAAAAAAAGTAGCGTTTCAAGTAGTTCTAGACAAAGGTTTTTGGGTACTAAAAACACAAGGTAGAACAATGTTGTGCGCTGATATGAAAGACGCTATCCACTGTGGATTTAGAGTTCATTCTAACAAGTAGTATGAAAAGCGTACCGTCATACAAAAAAGGGGTAGAACTATCATACGAGGCTATGCGCGTACTATACGAACGACATAGAAAGTCTCCAAGCAGACATACAGGAGTACAGAAAGTGTTGCAGTACATGTACGATAACAACGATAAGATTTGGTTTTGGAGCTATGAGTTAAACGGCAAGGTAAACAGTAACGGAGACTTTCTATCCCACAGAGCATGCGCCAGAGCATCTGATCTCGCAATCCACTACCCAGAACTAGTAGAAAGCAGGGCAATTGGAAGGATTCATGTGTACCGTGTGCGTTTAGAAAATGAGGCCGATATTATCAAATTCCTTAATACATATGAAAAATAGATCACATAAATATAATCACGGTAGACGTTTACGTAATCCTTATGTGTGGGCAATTATAGTTCCTTTTATCACTATTGTATTCATTATCCCAAGCTATTTTAGAATGGCTGAGGAAAAAAAGTTTGTATATGTTAATGAGGGTTATCTCAATAAATTGTTACATTACCGTCAGGAAGACGAAAAAATGGCTCTCCTTACAGCGAAATGTAAAGAAATGGGCGCACACGTAAAAGGGGATACGTGTGAGTACAGTAAGGAGGAAATGAGAGCAAGAGTAAAGCATTACTTCCCAAATTCATATCATGAAATGCTTGCCATTATTCCGGCAGAAGGAGGGTGGTCAATGAACAAACAAAACTGGAACTGTTACTACAAAGGGTACTGGGAGAATTACGAACGCGAAGATGGTGCTATTGGTAAAAGATCTGTTATCACAGACTACACACCACTTAAAAAACAAACAAAGGGTGTAATCTCTACATCTTGCCAAAAGAAAGCAGATAGGACAATGGCATGGTCAACGGATTGCTTTTTACTTCAAAAAAACTACGTTGGGAGACTAACATGTCCTGATGGGGTAAGTCTAAACGAGCATTTAGCAGAAGTAGCAAACATGACAAGAGAAGGTAATGGGCTTGGGGTGTTCTCTTCTTATTGGGCAAATAATCACTTAACTTACAAATAATTATGTTTAATATATTCAAACCAAAAATAACGGTACCAGAGCAGGAGTACTATAAAACATCCACTCGTTGTAGAAATTGTTTTAAACCAAATGTAATACTGGTACCGATTGAGCAGAAGTTCTTTAGAGACAGGCCTTCACAAAATGACCCAGAATTATCATCTTACTTTGGTGTTGAAAAAAACTGTGACAATTGTAAACAACTAGAAGTATATTATTGGACTAAATATATTTAGTATGGAACAACTAATTACTTCTTGGTTAAAAACACTTTGCTTTCTTTATGTAGCCTATTTAGTTATGTCATTTTTATCTTCATTTAAAGTATATGAACTACGATAAAAAAGTATTTAAAATAAAATTAAGGCAAGGAGCTGAGTGGAGACATAAAGAAGAAGTAAAACAATGGTGGCACTTTTTAAATCGTTAATTTTATTAAAAAAAGAAGCATCTTTTGAAAGTCTGCTTAATAGGATTAAAGATATATATGGGATCAAATAATCTAAAAGTACAGTCAGAGTGTCTCGTTACCGAGTTTGTTGCTGTTAAACAAGCAGATGGGTATGTATTACTAAAACCAGCGATTAGCTATCCAACAAATTAATATGAAAAAATCTAAAACCCAACCACTAACCATGCGTGAGTACTACGAAAAGCCTATATTCTATTCCCGTGAAGAGGAGATCAAGAAGCTAGTAGCTAAGGAAGAGGCTATGAATAAGCCGTATAAGCCTGTTATCATCCCCAAAGACATGAAATATCCTAAGCGTGAGAAAATGAACGACGCACCATTCCACGCCTTTATAAAATCAATTTATTCTTATTTACCATAGTAATATGCCAGAAGAGCTTACAGACGAAGAGATGAATAAAATAGAAGCTAGGTTGTTTAAGCTTCTTACAATGTTTAGACAAGGGGAAATAAACTACCGACAGATTATAGATAAAATAATTGACATATTTCTTATTAATAAATAGCATGCTACTGCCAGTTAACTGTACTACGTGCGGAAGAGATATAGCTCGTAAAAACTTTAGAAGCAAATACACGTGTTTAGTCTGTCAAAAAAAGTGGAGGGAGAGAAAAGATGCTAAACTTACAAAGTTAACCAAGCGTTTAAATAAAAAATAAGTATGTCAATAGAAAGCACTTCGCCAGATAATTTTGAATTTAACCTTGATAAAAAAGAAAAATTGGTATTAATTTTAATAATTGTAGTTACTTTATTTTCTTTGATGTTTTACTAAATGTGCTACAATTAAATAATGGAAAGTAAAGATGTAGAGCAGTGGAAAAGTGTTAAAAAATACGTATGTCACAACCAGCTAAAAGAAAACAATACCGCCCAAAAAAATCAAAAGACGAAGTTTCTCACTACGACCTTCGTAGGGAAGAACTGTGGAATAATTACTCTGACCCAACATCTCCAACATTTAATAATGTGTTGAGATCTGCTATTCGTGCTGGGTATTCAGAAAGCACCGCTCGTGTTATAGCCCAAGAACCTTGGTTTATAAAAAGAAGGGAAAATTTTGTTCAATTGCTTCCAAAAGCAGAAGAAAATATATTGGAGTGTTTAAATTTAGATACAAAAATACCTGTATTAATAAATCAAGAGTTGACATATAAGCATGACCATGCTCTTCTTAGGATTAAACATGATGCAAGCACTTTTGTTGCAGAAACCGTTGGCAGACAAAGGTTTTCAAAGAAACTTACTTTACAACACTCTGGGAAGGTGTCTTTATTAAACGAATCATTAGATCAAGTTTTTGATGAAGAAGGAAAAGATTAAAGAAATATTAGAAAGAGGCGATAAAACAGAGGTACTAACTTTGTTTTCTATTGTTGATGGTAATGAACATCTTATACCAAAAAAATTTAAATTGTGGTCAAGGGTTTTCTTTTCTGGGATGTTTAAAGTAAAAGATGCAAAGTTTCACGATGAAATAATACAAACACTGTCTGATTTATATATTGGTAAAATAAAAACAGCAACAGTAATTGGTTTTAGAGGTTCTTCAAAATCAACATATGCAAAGTTGTTTATTGCTTTTGTGCTTGCAAACGATCATCGAGACAGCAAAAGAAAATACATTAAAATAATTTCTAAAGATGCCACTAACAGTAAACAGTCAACTACGGATATTTTTAACTATTTAATATCAGAAAAGATGAAGGTGTTTTACCCACACTTATTTGAAAAAACAGATAAGAAAAGAGAGGAGACCATGGAAAAGTTTGATTTGGCAACGGGGGTTAAAGTTCTTTCTTCAACAGTTGATAGAAACCAACGTGGGGCTGTTCAGGGCGAAGACGCCTCAAGACCTGATTTTATTTTTTATGACGATATTGAAAACAGTGAAACTATACAATCTTTGACAATATCAGAAGCAATTTGGGGTAACCTAGAAGAAAGCTACAACTCTTTGTCTGTTAATGGTGTTGCTTTATATACCGTCAACTATGTTTCAAAAAGAAGAAATGTGCAAAGAATAATTGATAGAGCAAAGAGATCACCTGATACACACAAAATTATTAAGATACCTATTATGGAAAACGGATTGCCGACATGGCCAGAGGCATACCCTCTATCAAAGATACAGCAAATAGAACGGGACTCTACGGACTTTCAAGGTGAGTACATGTGTAACCCATCTGGGACTGTCGATTCCTTCTTCTCTGAACAATTCCTCATGCTACACCCTACTATGCCTCTATTGGCTAAAAATGGCTCATGGCACTACTTTAGTAAGCTAGATAAGTCACATCAGTACATACTAGGTGTTGACCCTGCTGGTGGCAATGGTGGAGACTATGCAACAATTGTAGTTATTGATTGGACTATAAGAACCGTTGTTGCATATTTTAGAGATAGATGGACTAACCCAGAAAAGCTTGGGGACGAGGCAAGCAACAAGGGGAAGCTATTTAACAATGCTTTAGTCGTGGTAGAAAGAAATAATCACGGGCATGCAGTGTTGTTACAGATGAAGCATAATAACTACTCAAACCTTTACGAAGAGGTAAACGAAAGCCAGTATGTAGAAAACTATACAGAAAAGCTTGGCTTTTTAAGTACCGGTGGATCAAAAGGTGTTGTTTTGTCTGCTTTGTCTAGCGCTGTCAATAACTTTAATTTGATTATCCCAATAGAAGTTATACGTGATGAAATGCTTAACTTCCCACGCGAGTACGTTGAAAATGTAAAACAAGACGCAGAGCTCGGCCACTTTGACCTCGTTTCTGCTACAGCATTTGCGTATCAAGGTAGACACCAGTTAGCTGGCAAGATATCTACAAGCAAATACGTTTAGCGTGATATACTTTATAACAATAACCTATGGCAAAATCTAAAAACTCAAAACCAAAAGCTGAATTAGAAGATGACAATAACAATTCCAACCAGAAAAAAATTTGGGAAGTATACACCGACGACGAAAAAGAGGATTATAAAGAGTTAGTTACAGAGCTAACGCAAATGCGCGATAATTTGCGAAGGCCACTTATCGAGTTTGATGACTTAACCTACTTACAGCAGTATGAAGAGAATAGAAAAGCAGATCTTGCGTACAACAGGCCTATTGACGAGACTGTAGACTTTAGAGTTACAACAGGGCTGACAAGAGAAAAGGACACCACAATTCTTTCTACGCTTACTAATTTCAATTTCCAGCCAAATATTACAGCTTTTGATAAAGATAACATGCTTATTGCAGGGCTTGGAGAAGAGGTTGAGGATTTGGTAAAGAAATCACGAGAGCTAGAGAACTGGGGCGAAAAAAGAACATCGATCTACCGCGAGTTTATTGCTCAAGGAACAGTATATGTCGAAGAAGTATATACAGAAAAAGCTATCCCGAAAGCTTTTGAAACAAACTGGATGCCAAATATGGCAATTTCTGAGTTTAAAGGAGACGAAATGCCTATTTATGACATTGAAGGTAAATGTGAGGCTGTACTTCACCTTGGGAAATATGTTATGACATCCTCTCTTAACGAAGAAGAGATACAAAACAATGCTATAGTGGCTATTTATAGAGAAGTTGATAGAAGTGAAGCAGAAGCTATTTACGGTAGTTGGGAGCGCTGGAAGTATGTTCCTTTTGAAGTTAACGACACCACTAACCCTTTCACAGATAACCGAACTAACCGATCTGGCTCTGATTTTACATGGAATACTTATAAGGTTGGCAAAGGAAAAGTTGGAATAACTAAGGTTTTTAAGAGATTTTGCAATGAGTACCAAATACTTCTCAATGGGGTTATGATGCTCCCATGTGACTTCCCTCTTACAAAAATATCTCCATCCGGTTTTTACCCTATTGCTAAAGGAATCAACGAAAGAATCCCTAACTTTGCTCTTGGTAAAGGAACGCCTTCTAAAACAAGAGTAGACCAAAAGCTTTACGATACGCTTTTGAGAGCGATGGTTGGAAAGGCTTGGCAGTCATATCGCCCTACTCTTGGTAATCGTTCTGGTAACGTGTTGTCACGAGATATCATAACATCAGGGAACATTGTTCATGGAATAAAACAAAATGATCTATTCCCTATCCTTCCAGCACAACTACTATCACTACAATCAGGAGATATTCAGATGTTTACTATGGTCAAAGAAATGATCAACGACAAAAGTGTTACTGAGAGTTACGCTGCTCAAACACAGCAAGATAACACGACAGCTACGCAAATTATTAACGAGCAAAAGCAAACAATGCTTAAGCTTGGCGCATCTATTGATGGAATTAAAGCTTTGGAGCAAAGGCTTGTACTGCTTCGTATTTATAACATTATTGCTAACTGGACTAAGGCAAACGAAAGCCCATTTGAAGAGGAAGTCATGGAAGTTATTGATGGGGTAAACACTGTCATTGGCAAGAAAGTAGACCCAATTAAAAAAGTTAAGAAGTACAAAACTTTTACACAAGAAAAGAATATTTTTGATGGCCAGTCTGGTTACAAGATGACTAACTTTGTTGGTGGTGACGAAAAATTACCTACACCTCGTGAGCAAATAAATAAAGAAGATGCCCTTGCTGAAAGTTATGGAAAACCTGTGCGTATTTCTTATATCAATGCAGATTGGTTAAAGTCTATTCGAGTTATCTGGAATATTGGTGTAACTGTTCAGTCAGATCAGGATGACCAAATGCAACTTCTTGTATTTCTTGATAATATCACTAGAATTGCACAAACTTTTGGTATTGGTGTATTTAAGCAAGACTATGTGCTACAACGTATATCCGCAAAGATGAGTGAAGACTTTGACAAGATGTTTAACGTTCAAGACGAGATGGGGTATATTCAAAGCATGAAAGACCAAATAGAAGGAGGCAAAACACAAGTAAAAAACCCAGCACAGCAAATAGCAAACTCTAGACGGCCATCCCCATTATCAGTTGCCAAAGGTGGAATGTAATTGTGGTATAATAATCTAGTTACTAAATCAAGTACAAGTACATGTTTAAATCAATACAACTATTTTTAAAACGCTTTCGTTTTCTTGGGAAAGGTGAGACTGTGGTTGATATGTCAGAGTATATATCTCTTAAACTTAAGAAGGAGGCAAAGCCCCTTACTATGGCAGAGCTTACTCAGTATCAACTAGGCTCATACGTTCCCTCGTTTAAACCACTTGCTGACCAAAAAGACGATTTTAAATTAGCAATGGTAACTTTTTGTAAACAAACGAAAGACTCAAAGTATTTTAAGTATCTTATTGAGCACCTAAAACAAGATCAGGTTAATAACTTTGTTTTTAATCCAACAGAGTTACGCCCATCTGAAGAGTTCATGCGCGGTTCGATTAATGGTATTTACGTTGTTGAAGAACAAATTGCATTACTAGGGAGTGCAGACGAGAACAAAAAGATAAAGAAGGAGAAGGGCAATTCTGATTCATAGACAGAATTGTTTTGAGATATTATTAGTTAGACTTATTACACATGGAAATTAAAACACTAGAAGAAGCTCTCAAGCGCATTGCTGAGCTTGAAACAAACAACAAGAAAATCCTTGACGAAAAAAAGGATATGTTAAAACTATTTGAAGATAAAGACAAAGAAGAGATGACTGAAATGGAACAGAAGATAGCAAAAATACTAGAAGAATCTAGTAATAAGACATCGGAGCTTGAAAAGAAACTTAACGATGAGAAAAATGCACGAGAAGCTTTGCAAAAGGAACAAGTAGAAAAGGAACAAAAACGCATTGAAAGTGCTTTAAAAGAGCGTATTAATAAAATATCTAAAAATGATCCAGAAATAGCAAAGAAATTAGAGGCTAATATTGCTTTACTTAAGGATTTACCTAAGACAACTGATTCTGAGCTCGATACAGTGGCAAATTTGGCTTATAACATGATGGGAGCAGGCTCTCCTAATCCGCTAGCAAGTGCTGGTGCTGGTGCATCTAGTTCAAATGCAGATATTGACACTAAAGATTCTTTTTCATCAACAGAAAAAGGTAAAGCTCTCGCCGGTAAGCTTGGGATGAAGTTTTTAACAGTGGAAAAAGGAGAAGACGGTAAACCACAAGAGTAATTATTAATTAACAATACATAATTTATGGCAAAAGATAAAGCAATTGAAGAAGTTAAGGGAGAGGAAGCTGTATTTGGTTCGGACTCTGCTAAAAAAGTATCCCCTATTACAACTGAGAAAGAAGGGGTAAAAGGACGTACAATTGAAGTTGACGAAGACGCAATGAAAAACTTGCTACAGCGCCTAGCAGATCTTGAAGCAGACCAGACAAGGCGAACACAAGCAGAGGAAGATATATTTAACCCTCTAAAAGAAATAAAAGACAAGCACACTATTAGAATTTCATTCTACAACGACAAGCTTGTTGTCGGTTACGTTGGTAAAGAGCGTCCAGACGGGACTATAGTTTACGTTTCTAATCAAGTTATAGAAGAAGGCGAATTTAAAGGACAAATGCGTGGAATGGTAACACTACAGTACGAAGATGGGACAACAGAAGTTGTTGACCATGTTCGTTTCTTAACAGAAGTATCAACAGTAAGTGTGCCTATAAAAGATAGAAAAGACATTGGTAAAACGGTTGAACAGGGGGAGGTTTCAAAAACAATGTGGAACGGTAGATCTCTTGTTCCTACATCATCACGTATTATGACTGGTTACAAGGAGCAAAGATTCGTGTTCACTGTTGATTACAAAGGAAAAGAGTACACCATTTCACAAGATGTTATTAACTTAAAGTAAGTAAAGTATGGAAACACAAAAGCCATTTGACCAAATGAACGCAACAGAGAAGACTAAGTTTTTAGGATTTAGATCTTACTCACAACGAGAAACAAAAGAAAGAGAAAGGATGTTCAAAGAAAAAGCATCTGAACTAACGGTATTTTTCTTAAAAACACTTTTAGAAAAAGAAGATGTTAAAATATCAAGGGATTTAAGCGATGAAGAAAAACAAAAAAACTATTCAGATGCAGTTAACAAAACATACGAGTATGCTTTGCAAGGCAACTTTTCTTTGTATGACCTAGAAGGTGTTGCCAGAACTATCCAAGACCTGTCTGTATTTGCTGAGAGAATGGCAAATTATGCCCAAGGAGAGTACTACAAGCTGTCATACGCACTAACTGGTGAAAATAAGTTTGAGTACGTGTCTATGAAGAAATTAATGGACATAACCAAAGTGGCAAGTGATGTATTTCCAAAACCTAGTATTCTTGAAGACGACGAAGTAACTGAACCTGCTAAAGAAGATGTTATCCCCGAAGAGCCTAAAGATAATCTGGTATAATAAAATAAGACAGAGGATTGTTAATCAAACAAGACAAAAGCACCGTAACTGGTGCTTTTTCTTTTCAAAACCCTCTTATTAAACTCAAAAGGTCTCTTTCCCCTTCTCTTGCTTTATGATACATACCCATTTCATTTTTATTATAGTGTTTATCTTCTTCTAAATTTAATTGGTAGCAACAATTTGTATTTACACATACATACCATTTTTTGTAATAATATGGGGCTTTTTGTTGCTTTTCTCTCAGAAACTTATGTTTTCTTATTTGTAATTTCTGTTTACATTTAGGACATTCTTTATCGTATCCTAAAACCTCTACAGAATTATTAATTTTATGTTTCATTTGTAAATTATTTCTTAGGAAAGCATAGAAATAGAAATGCCTATTTATATAGGGTATGTATTCCTTGAATAAAAATGACGTTTTCTCTCGTCTTCAAGTTTCTACTTCTCTCCGCAAAGTCCATTGGCTTTTTGGGTAATGTTACATCGTAAGTAGTCTAATAAACGATATAACCAGTCTTACATTTCTTGAGGGCTAGCCGAATCCTGTCGGTCACATCTTTGTTGTAAGTCCTATCATTTAACATTGGGTTAAACTGTAGGCTGATAGGTTCCGCCTACCTACAGTCACTAAAACAAAAAACCCTTCCAGCGACCTACCCTCTTTTTATCGAGGTTAGACCTTTGGAAAGGTTCTAGGTTTATAGCTCGCTGATTAGATTTCTCTAATACATAAAGTATCCCATATACACAATACCTAAGTCAAGTGTATACTATCCACATATAAAGATTAAGTAAAAGTATGTCTACAACATTAAACAAAGGGGATTACGAAGAGTTAGAATTTCCAAAAGGATACAGAACAGAAGGTTTTAAAGAGCCTGTATGGGTTCACATGACAAACAAAATAGAGCTAGTCGAAAATGTTGGAGCTTTGCGGTACAAGGATGGCGCAGAGTATCCAGAAAAAGGAATACCTAGTCCAGATGGTGTCTATGCGGTTAATATTATTAAATCGATTCTTAAAGAAGGTTTTAGAATATCCCCATATCTATTTTTTGCAAATAAAAACAAGATTTTAACTTCTTTTAACACGGTAACAAACAGAATTTTAAAACCAACAGTCAAAGAACACGTTGCTGTTCCTTACGAGTATTTATGTCCAACCGCTTTTTCTATTTATTCCATAATCGGTAACTTCCTTGTAAACATTGGAATTAACGAACACATTGCTGAAAACACAGCGTATAACATTGCCCATATCTTTGAGCATGATGATGCTTGGCGTTACCGGTATCAAGACATGGCCACTGAAATTAACATTAACGATCTTTTTGATAACCCTCGTAAAGAGCTAAAACGCCTCATAGCAGTGTTTAATCTCAGACAGGACATAACACCTAACATTGGTGCTAAAAACGTCGTGGCGGAGCGTGTAGAACATTTTGTGACGGTTATAGGATTACTTCTGTTAATTCCTAAATACAAAAGTGCTTTTTATAACATAATCCGTTTTATTAAAATGGCTGAGTACGACGATGCTGACTGGTACTGGGCTAGGTTAAGAAATGATTATAACTATAAAGGTTTACCGGTAGAAGAAAGAATGAAAGGTGTTGTTTTCCCTAAAAAATATTTAATTGCTTCGTAATATGGACATATTTATTAAAATATACTTTTACTTAAACCAAGGTGTTAACATCCTAAACAACTTTCGCAACTTGTTTCTAGCGATATTTGGTGTCTATTTTACCCTTAAACTTGATAACCCTTTACTTCTTGTGGTTATGTTTATTGTTGCAGTCCCAACTCTTGTTGTTATTGGGTACATAAACATTCACAAAATAGCTAAAAAATCAGATGAGCTTAACACTAAATACGGCACGTTTTATACAATAAAGCAGTACCAACTGATAGAAGAAATACGAGACTTAATAAAAAGTAGAAAATGAAAAAAGTATATCAAATAACAAAATTCGTTTTAGCAAAAAATGCAAAAGAGGAATACGAAGTAGAAAAAGAATATCCAGCAGAGGAAGTAATGCTAACAAAACACAGCACAGACATCCTTTTAGATTCAATCCACAAGAAAAATATTTGACAATAATTTTTACATGGTATAATAAAGTAAATAGATAGAGATATCTAACAAATCAAGTACGATTTGCTCACGGAATAGAGCTAACCGTTATCACGACTTGTCCACGGCACGGACTTACGGAATACACTTTTGGGTGTGTTCCATTTTTATTTACCAATAATATTTTAACCTTTATGTTAATTCAAAAAAGAGGTAACGCTAAAATAAAGTGGTTTCCTAAGGTAGCTTCTACACGATTTGACCTTGGAGACGCTGTTTCTTTTAATCAGGCAGGAGCAGTCACTCCTTCTCTTTCTTCTTCAACAACCATTCTTGGTTTTATTAAGAAAGATATTCGTTCAACGGATACTGATTACGCTTCAACTACTCTTGTCCCTGTACAAGTTCTAGATGACGCAGATGAAGTTGAAATTGACGCATCTACAACCGTTACATCAGCAATGGTTGGAACAATGCGAGATCTTTCAAACGCTTCTACTCTAAACGTTGGAGCTGGTGCTTCACTTAACCACTTCCGAGTTTTGTCAATCGGGTCGACAACTTCTAAAGCCGTTGTTTCTTTCGTAAAGAACGCTCTTAGTCACTAGTCTATTACTAACAATTAATCTCAAAATAAATCTATGGATACTATTCTAAACACAGCAACCATCGCAGATTTTACCGACTTGGTAAGACGCGAGTTTCAAGCTGTAGGACAGCGTGTGCCTCGTGTTGCGGACATGCTCTACATCAAAGATGAGCGTGGGCTAAATAACGGAGAGTTCGCTCTTTACGAAGAGTACGATACAGACACATTCGCGTCTGTTAAGTTTCAAGGGCAAAGTACCGCAAAGGCGCGAGCCGGAGTTGGTTACTCAAAGACTGCAAAAGTGCGTCGTTTCGGTATTGAAATCGATATTACCGATGAAATGCGTAAGTTCAACAAGTACCCAGAAGTACGAGCTAAGCTTACAAACCTTACAAACTATGCTCCTGAGAGAATTGAACTTGACCTTACACATCGTCTAACATTCTCTGGTGCTACTACTTACGTTGATCGTGATGGTAACACTATTGATATTACTGTTGGAGATGGTCTCGCTCTCGCTTCTGCTTCTCACCTTCTAAAGTACTCATCTACAACTTGGTCTAACCTCGTTTCAGGTGCTCCTACTTTTAGTCGAACAGGCCTAGAAAGTGCTGAGCTTCTTGCTTCTACAAACATTCTTAACAACTTTGGAGAGAAGCGTAAGATGAACTTTAATGTTCTATTCTACGCAGATAACCCTACAACTGAGAACCTTGTCATGGAACTATTGCAATCAACTGCATCTGTTTCATCTGGTATTAACTCTGGTGTTAAGAACGTATACCAAGCTAAATACAAGCCTCTAAAGCTTGCTTACCTAGCAACAACTGCACAAGGGGCTTACGATGTATCTAAAAAAGGATATTGGGGTATTGTAGCCACTGGTAGTGATGAGGGATCATGGCAAGCTTACTTCCCAGTATGGGAAAGTGCTTACCTAGTTGACCCAATCAACACTCCTTCACTTATTGACGGTCACGCAGACATCTGGACTTACGGTTCACGTGTGTCTTACGATATCGCAATTGTTAGTGGAAGAGGACTGATTATCTCACAGGCAAGTTAATCTTGTTTGTTCTTAAAAGCCCTGAGCAATCGGGGCTTTTATAGAGCAAAGATAGTGCTCATTATTAGTTTAAAATAAAGTAATATATATGCCACAAGAAGAAAAGTCGCCTATTCAAAAAGGAATTTGGATTTTAAAAGAGTTTTGGTTTATTGCTTTACTTATCGGAAGTATTATTACAGGGTGGACAAGTATTGATAGCCAAGTTAAGTACCAAGAAGCCCGTATTACAGCGCTTGAATCAAAAGCAAATGATGTAAGCAGTACTCTTTCCAAAATGGCTTCTGACCTTGCGTACATTCGTGGAAAACTAGAAAAGTAAGCATGGTATACTAGTAGCATGATACAAATCTCTACATTCAAAGACATAATGTCTTCAAAAATAGGAGGAAAGCCGGTTGCAAAAATGGCAAACTTTTATTCTACTCTCTACGAAGCGATGCTTAAAGTAAAGAGTAATGTTGACCTTCCGTCTTCAATTAGAACTCAGCAATTAACAAATCCTGTCTATAGTGATATTTCAAAGTATGTTATTCCTACAGATCTAGGCATGCAGGGAATAATTAACCTACGTCCAATCATTGCTGATGATTCTTTTTATGATTACAGCAACTTTTCACAAAGACAATTTGTTATAGAAAATAAATTTGATACCGGAGAATTTGTTAAACGTTACGCAATAAGATACCAAGATGGCGTGCCATATCTTAATTTTTCTGGGACAGGAACCGCGCCTGTGGTTATTTCTGATTGCGAGAGTTTAACATCAAATGGAACATGGGGGGTATATGGCGTTGCTAGTGATATCGGGGCAGATTCTCTACAGGTGTATGCTGGCACGGCTTCGCTTGCTTTTACCGTAAACGCAGGTGGAGCGCAAGGTATACAAAACTCTACATTAGCATCTGTTGACTTGAATGAAAAAAATGACATCTTCTTTGCTGTTTATTTGCCAACAACAACAGGTGTTACAGGGGTAAGAATGTCACTAGGGCAAAGTACCGGAGCTTATTACACAGGTACAGCCACCACAGACTTTTTTGGTAATGCTATAAAAACTGGTTGGAATTTGATTAAAATATCAAAAACTTCGTTTACAGCAGGAGTTGGATCTCCAACGTGGACTGGCGTAGTTTTTGCTCGATTTGAAATACTGGGAACATTTACAACCTCTACATCTGGATTTAGGCTAGATAACCTTGTCTCTAACGTTGGAGTTTTGATGGAGCTTGATTACTATTCAGACTACTCTTTTGCCTCATCTTCAATGGCTTTTAAGGACTTTCCTACGTTAGATAGTGACTACATAGTAATGGACGGTACAGAATTACCTTTACTTATTAATCAGTTTATTGAAATTGCATCAGTTGACCTTAAACAAGCAGGGGCAGGGGTTGACTACAATGCGTATGGGGGGAAGGTTCTTAAAGATATGTATGAAGATTTTAGAATTCAGTACCCGTCACAAAGACAATTAATGATTACAAAATACTCTAATAGGCCTAGATTTGACTTACCAGACACAGGTCTTTATGGATACTAACTATGAACGACTACCTAACTTTCAGCCAACCACAAGGATTTTTTGACAAAATAGACCCTTCTTTTTTAAACGTTTATGGGCTTGTTCGTGGCTCTTATAATGTCCTTATAAATGATCGAGGTAATGTAGCGACTCGTAAGGGGTTCGCATTATACGCACAAGAAGGATCACAAACAACTGGGATAAAGTCGGCGTATTTATGGGAGACAAACACAAACACTTCTATTCCAATAAGAACTAGGTACGACGCAATGCAAGCGTACTACGACGGGCAGTATAGAGACGTGCTCACTGGGTTAAAAAGCCTTTACAAAATGAGATTTGCTACGTGGTGGGACAAAACAGAGCTTAAAGATAGACTGCTTGCTGTAAATGGATCTACGGTTATTTATCACTGGACAGGTGGAATGACTAAAATTGCTTCTTGGACTGGGGGTGGAACAAACACAGTAACTAAAATGTATGCAAAGTGTGCTTCTGTTGGGAACACTTTAACCTTTGATGCTACGGCAAAAACAATAACTCAGTCTACCGATACTGATTTTATAACATTAGGGTTTACGGTTGGCGCAACTATCCGCGCTATAGGAACTACAAACAATAACGGGGTATACACCATAAGTGCTGTTACTGCCTCTGTAATTACAGTTTCTAGTACTGACGTTCTTGTAAATGAGGTATGTAATGCTGATACAAATATTATTGGACTTTTAGGAAAAGAAACGTGGGCAAACGAAAGGTTTGCTTCGACTGGAACAAAAACTATTAATATTGCCGGAACTGAGTTTACATATAACGCTGGGTGGAATAAAACAACTCTTACACTAACAACTGATCCTTCTGCTGTGGCAACTGCTGGGGGGTTTGTCTTTCAAAAGGTTTTATCAGATACACCTTCTGGTGGTGATTTTTCATCTGGACTACCATTAGACAGGATTATTTCTAATTTAAATCAGGTTTATGTTGGGTATTCACAAGGGAGAAATGTCTTTTTTTCTAAGCAATCAGATTTTAAAGATTATGGGTACACTGTAGGTGTTAGAAAAACCGGAGAAGGTGGGACTATTAACCTAGATAATAACCTTTCCACCTTAGCTGTAGATGACGACAAAGTTGTTATTACGGCAGGTAAAAGCGATATTCACCGTGTTACTTTCACTAACTTTTCAGATGGAGCAACTGCTGGGGAACTTTACTTGGCTCCTAAAAGTAAAACTTCTTATGGACAATCTGGGGCTTCACAAGAATCCTTTGTTAAAATTGCAAACGGCACATTATACCTTTCAAATGCTCCAACAATAGACTTTCTTGGGAATGTAGAAAATATTGCTCAACAGCAATCTTTGCCACTGTCTGATCCAATTAAAAGGCTTTTAGCATCACTTAACAGAACAGATGGTTCTGGTGTTTATACTAAAAATAGTGCTTTCTTTTTATTTCCTTACGAATCAGTAATGCTTATTTATGACGTAGAGCGTAAGTTTTGGCAACCGCCTCAGATTATTTCAGGCTCTTGCTTATCTCTTGACGAATCTGGAAACGTTCTTGTTCATTCAATGCAAACAGATGAAAGCTATACTTTGTTCTCTGGCACGAATGACAACGGAGCGCCTATTTCTTCTAAAGTTTTTACAAACGTGCAAACACTTTCTAAAAGGTCTTCAAGAAGGACTTATGATGAAATATTTATTGAAATTATAGTTAACGGCAACGCTAATAATGTTCTTTGCACAATGTACTCTGGTTACCAAGGGGCTTCTGGTATTACCAACTTTACTGTAGGAGCTAACGATGACTCTAGATTTGTAGAAGCTCCAGCAATCCCATCAGGTTGGGGAACAACGCCATTTGGATCTACCCCATTTGGATCTCTTTTCCCAGATTTAGACGAAGATTCTGAAATAGGGGCAACTAAAAAACTATACGAAGTGCAAGGGACTAACGAAGTTGAAGCCTTCACTCAGCAATTTTCTGTTGGGACAGATGAGATAGATTCTTACTTTGAACTTGTTTCATGGGGATTCAACCCAAAGAAAGCTACAACATCACTAGTGGATATCATGAAAGATTAACATGTTATACTTATATTAACTTATGAAAAACATCTTACAAGCACCAATATTTTACTTAAGCTCAGCTATCGGAGCATCAGATACCTCAATTGGGGTAAAAGGATTTAAAGATTCTAGAGGAAACTATATTACAGCTATGCCATCTGGTGTTACGGAGCTTGTAGCGACAATTGAGCCAAGAAGTTTAAATAATCAGGAAATTATATCTTTTACTGGAATAACAAATATTGGTAACGGTTTTGTAACTCTTACAGGCGTAACACGTAACTTAAGCCCAACTGATGCAACGGTAGTTCTAACACCAGCCGTATCACATGCAAATAACGCAGAATGTGTCCTTTCAGACTCTCCACAAGCAATGGATAAGATTCTTGTTACTGACGAACCAGCTACAATTACTGCCGTTCATACGTTTGGTGCCTCTCCTGTAGTTCCTGTAGGTGTTAACCCAACAGATGCGGTAAATAAGTCACAGCTTGACGCTACTGTAGCCGGTACCGTACCTTCTTCTTCTACAACAACAAATGGCTCTGTTCGTATGGCATCAAGCCAAATTAAGACTCTTGGTACTGTAACAATGACTATTGCTTCTCCTGCTGTTTTTACTCTTAACTCACACGGCCTTATTCTTAACGATACGGTTACTTTCACAACAACGTCAGCGCTTCCTACAGGTATTGTTGCAGGAACTACATATTTCGTAATGTCTACTGGTCTAACAACAAACACTTTCCAGCTCTCAGCAACACTTTCAGGCACAGCAATTACAACAACTGGTTCACAGTCAGGTACCCACACGCTCTACAGAACAACCCCATACGCTGTTAATGATCAAGATGGAAGGCTCCCAACTCAATCAGAAAATGACGCTATGGTTGGTACTTCTGGAACTCCAAGCTCAAGTAACAAATTTGTCACTAACGACGATACAGCCACATCTTCTACCGCTTCAAAAGTTGTTAGAACTAAAAGTGATGGAACAATCGACTCTTCTTTCCTTTCTGGTCTAGTAAAATTTGGTGGAACAGGTGCAGATGGCGCTCTATCTGTATCTTCTGGAAATACAAATATAGATTTAGGCGGAGCTCTTTTTGTTGTCAAAAACTATACATCAATATCTATTACAGGTACCGGATCTGTTACTTTTATTAATCCAAATAGTGCTGGTACACTTATTTTTCTTAAGTCACAAGGATCTGTTACTCTAACATCGTCTGCTACACCAATGCTTGACGCTTCTGGTTGTGGTACCGCAGGAGGCGCTTTTGCCACAAACGCAGGAACAGCAACCGCAGGCACAGATATTACTCAAACTCTCGCTATTTACAGCACAACAAGTAATAGTGGTGGAAGACCAGCAACAGGAGGCGCTAATGGCGGAGCTTCTACAGCAATTGCTAACCCAAGTTTTTATGGGGCAACTCTTCGAGCGACGGCTTTGGGCAACGAAAGGTTGCCTGTGGTATTGGTTCCGGGCGCTGGAGGAGGCGGTGGGTCTTCAAACAATAACCCTTCTGCTCCGGGTGTGGCTGGTTCTGGTGGAAATGGAGGTGGGGCTCTTTACATAGAATGTGCTGGAGCTCTTAACTTTACTACGGTTAACGGTATTTCTGTTGCTGGTAAAAATGGCACAAATGCTTCTGGTTCAACAAACAATGCTGGTGGGGGTGGAGGTGGTGCTCCGGGAATGTTCTTGTGTATTTATAACACTCTTACAGCTAATTCGGGGTCTGTAAACACATCTGCTGGGACAGGCGGAACGGCTTTAGGTGGTGTTGGTACAGCATTTGGTGGAGGTGGCGGAGCTTCTGCTGGTAATGCCGGAAGTGCTGGTAGTGCTGGCGCTGGTGGGAATGGAGGCACAGCAATAACTAACGCTTCTCTATTTATAAAAAACGTAAGTGTATAAAAGCATATTATGAATGAACGAACAAACGTAACAGATAAAGGATACACATACAACGGGAAAAATTACGTTTACGAAACACGTACTAACCCAGTCACTAATTCCCAGTACCAAGTGGCCGTTGAAAATAATACCCCGTCTGTAACTATACAAAACACTGAGGCTCAACGTAAGGCAGACCAGCAAACTGCTTCTAAATTTGATGCTATTGCACAAGCTAAAGGGCTAACACCTTCTACAACAACACCAACAGCTACAGGAACTACCACAACGCCAGTAACAACAACTGACACTATAACACCCACAACTACACCCACAACTACAACCACCAGCCCAACAACAACAACCTCTACTACTAATCCTTGGGACGTAAAAGAAGGAGATACACCAGAAGCCATTGCATCTAAAAATGCCACAAAAACATATATTGATTCACTAGACAAACAGACGAAAGAAGTTAACGACTACTTTGACCAAATGAGAGCAAATTCTCCTATTGAAAATCAAGTTGTCATGGATCAAATAAAAACAAAATTTGCAAAGACGCGAGAACTGTTAGCTCAAAACCAAGCTGATCTTCTTGGTGTACATGAAAAAATGGGTTATGCGTCAGGCGGTAATCGTTATACACAAGGCCAAAATGCCGGTATTTTATCTAATGATGTAAGTAACTACTTGGTAAAGCTATCAGAGCTAGATTCTCAAGAAGCCACAGCAATTATGGAAGCGTCACAAGCACGTAAAAAAGGTGATTGGGATATGCTATCTAACAAGATAAACATGTTGGATAAGATTGGCGACAATCGTGCTACAGCGCTTAAGAATCTTAATGAAATTGCTGTACAACAACTTAAAAATGCACAATCTGCAAAGAAAATAACTGAGGCTGAAATGGCGGGCTTTAGTGATGCCGGTAAATTTGCTGAGTCACTTGCCCCTCTCTATCTTGAACAAATAAAAAGTATGGATGCTAAGACGGCGCAAGAATACCTTACTAATAAATCTAAAGAAAATAACATACCTATTGATGTTCTAAAGTCTGCTATTTACTCACAGCAAGGGATTAATGAAGTAGAAAAAGCAAAACTAGACAGCATAAAAGCAGGAACAGCCAAAAAGTTAAGGACTACGACGACTACAAAAAGCACAAAGGCAGGAAAGCCAACAATAGCAACTATTGATTTTGATTTTGGGGACGTTCCGCCAGTTGATAAAAACGGGTTTCTTAACCCTCAAGCGTTTCAACTTATGCTTACACAAGCTCTTTCTAACGGACTTAAAAGATCTGACGTTATTGAAGCTGTAAAAGGAAAGCTTTATTTTGGTGATACGCCATCACAAGCAAGCAAAGTTCTTAAAACGTATGGCTTAACCCCAGATGAAATTAAAAAACTTGGAGTAAAGTAATGGTATAATTAAAGTATGAAACTCGATGAAATACTTGGTAATGCCTCACAACCATCAGAAAGTCCACAACCTACAGCCACAAAACCATCTTCAAGCGTAAAAGGTGTTTATAAACTTGACGATATTTTAAGTATTACCGCGCAACCACAAGAGCAACCTTTGAGTGTGCCAAAAGTACCAAAAGAAAATGGGCAAGTTTTGCCTATGCCAACAACGCCACAATATAAAAATTGGAGCGATTTAACTACTAAGCAACAAGCCGTTACTGGCGCTAAAAGATTTGGATATGGAGTAGAAACAGGTTTAGCAACAGGAATTGCTTCGGCTATTGAAAGTGCTTCAAGAGGCAAAGATTACGCTTTTGGTACGTTTAAAGACTTGGCCAACCCAACAACAATTGATTTTGTTAATAGCTCTCCTACAGCAAATACAACCCCTGCATATTCTGTAACAAAGGATGGCAAAACTCGCTCTGCAAAACAAACAGAACTGGCAACTGATACAGAACTAGATAAGAAGATTAAAAACCTTGCAACTGTGTACTCAAACTTTGGAGAGGATACGGCAGATCAAGTTGTAAAAGCAAAACAAGATGTTGGACTTGATCCAAAAGACACAATAGTTGATCAAGTATTTCAGGGGGTTGGTTCTATGCTACCTTTCGTAGCAACTGGTTATGTTACCAAAGTTGCAAGTACTGCTCTTGGGTTAGGTAAGTACGCGTCTACTATTGCAACCGGAGCAAACGTCATTACAGAATCTTTAATGGAAGCATCAGACGCATATAAAAGTGCTAAGGCAAACGGAGCAACAGATGAAGAGGCATACAAAACATTTGAAAACGTAGGAGCGACTAACGTAGCTCTTATTGGTATTACAGATAAACTCGGCGGAATATTTGAAGACACAGCATATAAAGGAGTAAAAAAACTATTCAAGGCTGGATTTTCTGGATTTATGGAAGGAGGGCAAGAAGCTGTACAGCAAATGACTTCTAACTTTAATACGGGTAGGCCTATTTTAGAAGGAGTAAAAGACAGTTTTATTGTTGGGGCCCTGCTTGGTACACCAGCATCATACGCTCTTGATTTTGGTATTGACGAACATTTAAGTGATAAAGATAAGGAAGTCGCTAAAGAAAAAATTGATGCGACAGATGCAAGCCCAGAAAACAAAGAAATAGCAAAGGCTATTGTTGATGGCACGGCTACAGATGAACAGGTTACTCAGGCTCTTATAAACACTGTTCAAAAAGATTCTTTCGGAGTTGTCCTTGACGCAGACGCTATTAAGGCGCTAGAAGCTGACATAAAAGACAATATTGAGCAAGGATTTGATACGGCAAAAATTGCAAATGATCTAGTTGACGCTGGGATTAAAATGACAGACGCTACAACTATCATCGCAGGAGTTGTTGATAAGCTAAAAACAAATGATCTAAAAGAAGTTGTAAAACAAGACGCTCAACCTTATATTGAGGCTACTAAAAAAGCAGAAGAAGAGATGAAAAAGAAAAATGAGCAAGCGGTACGTGAAGCACAGCAAGTAGAGATGGAGAAACAGCAAGAAAAAACTCTTAAAACGTTATCAGAACCAAGACAAATGGCAATGGATGAAATTAATTTTTATCTTGATGATGCAAAAGCTGGCCAGAGAATATTCATCCCAGAAGCAACTAGTTCTGATTATAACGTTGTTGGGGTACCTTCTTCATTCCCGTCATGGCTACCTGAGAACATGCGCTCAAGAAAAGTGTTTGATCAATTAAAACCATATTGGCAAAAACAAGAGCGTCCAAGTAACAGAACACCAAGGCTACAGGCTTTATACGACAAATTCCAAGAGCATGTTAATAAAAAAGAAGCTGACTACCAAAAAGATATTGATGCTCGCATGAGTGCTCAAAAAGAGGATGTTGAGTTCAAAAAGCAAGCACCAAAACGAGACGGTGGAAGAGAGATTGAGGTCATCAAAGATTTCCAGAAGCGTTACAAAGTAAACTTCCCAACCTTTTTTGTTAATAAGATTATTCTTGGTGAGAAAACAAAACTTGACCCACGTTCTGCTGATCTGGCTGAGGGTGTTACCGATGGTAATGCTATTGCTATTGCTTACGACGCTATTGTTTCTACAGGAAGACACGAGCTTGTACACTTAATGCTACGAAACCTAGACGTATTTCCACAACTAAAAGGAATAACAATGGAGGATATTTTAGAAGCAAAGAAGCAAGAACTCATTAAAGAAGGGCGATACAAAAAAGGAATGAATGTTGAAGAAGAGCTTGCTCTTGATATTGAGAACTATGAGAATAAATCCTACAAGCCAAAAACGACTATTCTAGGCAAGTTTTACCAAGCTTTAGTAGATATGGTACAAGGATTACGAAAGCTCATTGTAAAGTCAAACGGTGACGTTATACGGGACTATTACGATGCTATCCTATACGGAAAAACTAATAGGCAGTACGAAATAGAATTAGAGAATAAAACAAAGATAATAAAATACTTGATTGATGATGTGCTGGATTATACACCTCATTTTGCACAAAAACGTACACTGTCTATCTCTAATGGAATAACCTCTATTGATTTCAAGACAAAGAAACCAGCAATGCGTGAAGTTACTGGACTCGACCAAGTACGCATCAACTACTTTGCTTCTCATATGGATCAAGAAGACGCAAAAGTTCTCGAAGACTTTGTACTCGCGCACGATGAAAACCAACAAATAAAACCAAGAGAAAACGAGCCTATTTCTAAAGCAGAAGTAAGAGCAATTGACTATTTTGAAAACGGTCTAAAACTTCCGTCAATGAAACCAGAAAAAATGGCTTCTATTTCTGTAGCTATACTAGACCAGTACTACGCAACGACACCAAAAGTAAATGTATGGAACGAGCAACCAAAGTTTAAAGAAGCGGTAGACAAAGTTTCAGAAATTTACAAAGAATCAGGTGACTTAACCACAAAAATACTCAAAGATTTGGAAGGCAAGAGAACTGTGTCTAAGCAATACATAAAAGACTCACTCAAGCGTGATGGTATTAAGCAATCAGAACGTGCTCTTATTGAGGATTTGTTTATTTTCTTTGGAGATATAGTAAACGTCAAAGATTTTGCTGGGGCGGTAAAAGATGAGTTGCTCCCACTAGTAAGAAAAGATGTTGGCAGTGAATACGAGAGCATAACACTACCAGATGATATGCGAGGTGATGTGGCTGAGTACTCCGCACATGTATATGAAAGTCCTATAAAAACATCTGCCGGAGGTGTCCATTTTGGTAATGTACAAGATGCAATGGGTGGAAACGAAATACAAAATTACTTTGGACATACTCGTATTGAGGACATGGCAGATAAAAAACTTCGTCGTGTGATTGAGGTTCAAAGTGATCTTTACCAAAAAGGAAGACTAGAAAAAGAAGCAACTGACTATACTATCCAAGATGGAGATAATATGAAATTACTTGATAGAGTAGAAAGAAGAAAAAAAGAATTTAATAAACTTTCTCAGTATAACGACCCAACTGCTCACTTCCGTATGATTCGTGAAGAAATTAGGCGTGCATCACTAGATGGCAAAACAAAGCTCCAATTCCCTACAGGAGAAACAGCGATGAAGATTGAAGGGTTGGGGGACAACACGCGATGGTGGGATGTAAGTGACCCAAATACTGCGCATGAAATTACTACTACTGACTTGAAGGTAGGCAAGAGTGTTCGTGATGGTGTGAATGACTGGATCATCACCTACGTCTTCGGGGATGGGAAGTTTAAGGCAGTGCAAAAAGATGCTTATGATGAGTTCAAAGAAAACCCAAATGCTTATCCTCTTGGTTTAGACCCACACACTGAACAATTCGACATTTCTGGCAAAGTAGACACCAACAACCCTATCTACAAGTTCTATGAGAAAGAAGTTGCTAAGTATCTCAAAAATAACTATAAAGCCGAGACTGTCACCGATGCTCAAGGTGTAACATGGAATGAAATAAAAATAACGCCAGAACAAAAAGGTGCTGTGCTTGCTTTTAAAGAGCGTGTATCAAGACAAGAAAACGAGGATTACATTAAAAAGTACTATCCACGATACTACGCTGTACTAAAATCAAAGCTTGCTCCGGAAAAAGTCTCAAGAGCTTACGAAAGGGCAAAATCTCGTCTAAGAGACGCTTTCCAAGCTGATGTGACATATACGCCAATTAGAATAGCCGACCAAATGGCAAAGGCTTTTGAGGTCGTTAAACAAGACCCTGAGTATGCAGTACGTGTAGCTATGGGGTTAGATATGCCACCACTTGATGTAACGGATACCGCAATCTCTTTGGCTGTAGCTGAAACCGCAAAAGAGCAGGGTAACTTCCAACAACAAGCAGACGCAGAAAGAGAAAGATCACTACGCCAAACACGTAGAGGACAGGAAATTGTCATGGAAAATGGAAGAGTAGATGAAAACTCTCCTGAGTTCTTTATTAAACAAGTTCTTAACCGTCGCAAGGAACTAATAGCACAAAAATATAGACCATTTATGAATAAAGCTAAGCCATTTAACGATGTTCTTGATGAGGTTAAGAGTAACAAAGTTAAAAAGAATAAGAAAATAAAAACAGATTTAGAACTTAAGGTGGAAGATTTCAATTCATTTTTGGAAGATTTGGCATGTTAAACTTGTAATATATGTCTAACTTCTGTTTATTACCAGATCAAATACAAACCCTTAAATCGCAAATGAAAGCGAAAGGCGCAAAAGCTATTGTAGAAATGAGCTCACAAGAGCGTAAGGCTTTTTTTGTACAAGCTCTTAATAACGAAGTGACAGGAACACAGCTAACCGCATCGTTTGAAAAAGCTATGGCATCTAAACAATCAAAAGCTCTTTCTAACTGGGCAAAATCTGTATTTACAGAAAAGGAAATGAAAGAAAAAACATATCCTGATGTAATAAGTAAGATAAACAACCTACAGAAACAGGGGATATTAAAACCATCTCTTACAGACCAGTACTTAGATTCTCTTATTGCTACGTCACTTGGCCTTGAGCTAAAAGCCGACGAGGTTAAGAGAATTAACGAGTTAAGTGAAAAGATACAAGAAGCGGAAAAGAAAGAGCCTGATAACCAATTTTTTGGCTATAGCATAGATTATTTCAAAGCCAGAAAGGAGATGAACGACTATTTGGAATCTATTAACCCTAGTTCTACACTAGAAATACTTTCTGGAATTATTGGTAGAGGAAACCTTCTATTTTCTGCAAAATCACCAACAACTAACGTCGTTTCCAACTTGTCATCTTTTATTACAGAACCATTAACAAGACGCATTATTGCAAGACAGGCTTCTGGGGTTAATTCTGACCTTATTATTCCTTTTATTAAAGAAGCTCACAAAATATACCAAGAAACTGGATATGACCCTGTGCGTATGCTTCGTATGCAAGATGACCAGAAGACACTTGGAGAATCACGCTCGACAACACAAGGAGAAGGGGCTATAAGAAAAGTCGCTCGTTTTTATGAAGATTTTGTATTTAAAAAATTGATGGGAACACCTGACATACTAGCCGGTGCGTTACACTTTGCAGACTCTCTTAACCTAACTAGTACAGCGACAGCAAGCAAAGAAGGGTTAACTGGTGAGGCCTTAAAAGCTCGTGCAAAAGAGCTGTTTTTAAAAGCGTCACAAGTAAGAGATACAAAAGATGATGTGGCTGATGTTCTGCGTCTTGGTGCTATAGAAAATGCCTTGTATGCAACATTCCAATCTGACTCATGGTACTCACGAATTGCTCTTGATATGAGAAATGCGATTGATTCTGCTACCGGAGATCTAAAACTTGGTACTAACCTAGAGCCGTTTATTAAAACGCCAGTAAACGTTATTGGTGCTGGGGTGGAATATTCCGGAGTGACACTTCCTCTTGCTGTCGCTCAAATGGTACAAAACGCGGTTAATGGTAAGCCTGCTGTGACACAGCAGATTGCTCGCCAGATGGTACGTGCCGGACTTGGGGTTACTGTAGGTATTCTAATCTCTGCTTTACTTGATGATGATGACTACATGACAGATTATGCTATTGCAAACGCTAAACAAAAAGAAGCAACAAGACTTTCTAATGCAACATACAACAGTATCCGTTTTGGTGATAAATGGGTTTCTCTTGATTACTTTGGTGTTACAGGGGTTGTTATTGCTGGTATTATGGGTGCAAGACAACAAAAAAACAACGAAGAAAAAGCATTATCGTATGTACAAAATGCAGTATTACAAATCAGACGAGCCCCTATTATTTCTACCTTTGCAGATCTATTACAGTGGTTTGATGAGAATAAGAAGTACGGTAAAACTACAGAAGATATTAAAGGAGAGCTCATTGGCAATCTAGCCAATTTTGGGTACTCTCGTGCTGTTCCAATGATTATGTCCGATCTTGCAAAAGCATTAGATGATAAAGAGAGAATGAATGATTATAAATCATGGGAAGATGATATTTGGGCAAAGGTGCCTTTTGCTCGTGAATCATTACCGCCTAAGTTTAATGACCTTGGCCAAGTAATTCCTACTGAAAACGCTTTCTGGACTATCATGGCCGGTGCTCGTGTTAAAACTGCAAATGATGATAGGGTATACCAAGAAATGCAAAAGCTAAGTAACGAAGGTGTTGATATAAACATTTCTGCTAAAGGACTAAAAGAAATGACCATTGCAAAAAAGATAATGAGTCCTTACGAATACAACGAACTAAACGGTGCAGTTCAATCAGGAATCAGAAACGCCTACCTAGAAGTAAGCCAAACACCAGAATATCAAGAAGCAGATAACGAAGGTAAAAAAGCCTTATTAGAAGATACACGGAGAGGTGTTATGGAAGCCACCATTGAAAATATGGCTTATACAGAAAGAATACAGGCTGAGATAGATAGATTAAAAGAAGAGAAAAACTAAGCGTATTTACGGTTTAGATAAAAAAGTGTTTTTGATCCACACCTAGCACCCTGCAGTGATTCAATTTCTTTTACACTCGCTATTTGATTCTTGAGTTGTAGCTTCTTAACAGCAAGACAGGTCATGTTTAAATAATTTCCTGTACTTGGCACAGACTGATCCATACAACCTTCGTACTTAAGAATACGTTGCAGTGCTTTTACATCCTCATTATTCATCGTTCCTTTTTCAAGAGAAGATTTGAAATAATAAACAGGCTTAGTTGTAATAGGTTCTACAATGGGAGTATTTTCTAAATCAATTGTGTAAACAACAAGCTCTACTCTGTTTTTAATAAACTCTTCTGATAAAAATCTATAGCCGTTCTTCCCCCCAGACCAGCCCCAGCTATCTTGTACAACGATATACTTTACACCGTCAATTAAAACAAAATCTACACACGGGACGTAGTGGTTTATTTCTCTTGTGTTTTTTATTAACTGTGGTGTTGTTATCCATTCTTTAATTCCGCAACGAAGTAGCAGTATCGGTGTTTTGCCTTCTGAAATAACTCTAGCCATCTCGTTTATGTCTTTTGACATATAAACATAATTTTTTGCACGATATTTCTTTGCCTCTTCAACTTTGTACTGGTTAAACTGCTTAGAATCAAGGTATTTGTCGTCCTTGTTGTCATCAGATAAGTCTTCATCAAGCGGAGATCCGTGAGTCTTTAAAATCTCCATCATATCTGCAATATTCATACCGGCTCCATCTTTATTACTTCTTTTTTGATATATAAAAGCAGGGGATAGGTTAACATATTTGCCACTTTCTTTTTCCTCGTTCCTACCAAGAGCAACTGATGAACTAAAAGCTCCGCATGCGCCTGACCCATCTTGGTTTCTAACAGGGTATTTTTTCGGCTCTCTTTCTTCCCAAGAAACAGGAGCTCCATAACCAATAAGCTCTTCATGTGTCCAGTCTTTTAACTTTTCATTTTCTGTTCTTGTGTCATCTAAAACCCCCGTAAAAATAACTTTTTTGTTATTTAAAAAATTAAAAATGTTCATAAATAAAGTATAGCATGGTGATATACTTATATTATGACAAATATAGATTTTTCAAACGTTGAGGTTACAGCAACAATTATTAGCGGTTACGTTATAGGCTTAACAGCTCTTGTTAAAAACGCAGGAGTTTCTTCTAGATGGCTTCCAGTTATCGCAATTTTGACCGCTATGGGGTTGTCAGTGCTAATTGTTGGGTTATTTCCAACTGCGGTGTTTGTAGGCCTACAGTCGGCATTTATGGCTATGGGAATACATAGTGGAGTATCTGCGGTAACAAAGAAATCCACAGATGAGTTTTCTGGCTAGATATAAACTAGAATAGGCTTTTGTTGTACTAACTTTTTTTGTGAACAAAGCCTGTTTATTAACAACGTTTATCTTGGCCGGCAAGAGCCTGTGTAGCGAGGATAATCGAAAGGAAAAAGCACCCATTACTGGGTGCTTTTTTATTTAATTGTGACTACTCAGTGGCAGGAACATCAACAACTTCCTCAACTTCCTCTACTGGAACAGTTTCTTCAACTGTTGTATCAATGTTTTCTACTACAACTTCTTCCGGGGTTACAATTTCATTAGTATCCATATAAATATTTAGTTAGTTTTTTTAATAATCTTCTTCTTAGTAGAAGGTTTCTTGTCTGGGGTTTCTTCAATTCCTCTTTCAAGAACAATTTGCATGTCTCTTAAAAAATTCTTTCTTTCTTTTCTAGCTCTTTTTTCTAGAAAGTAGTTAGAAATTTCTACGATACACGTACAAATAATCCCGACAATGTACATAACGGCTGAGATATAAATAACATTTGCCATTATTGTTGGGTCTGCTAAAAGTTGCATATATTTACTTCTTACGTTGTATTAGTCCTTTTGCAATAATAAGTGGGAGATCTATATGATATTGAACTTTAGATTTGTTGAGTATTTTAACTATCGTACTCGCCATTTCTACTTGTTTCTTAGCATAAAATTTGTCCCACCTATTATTTACAGAAGTTTTTAAATAAGAATAATTAACTTTCTTTTTTGCTTTCATTTGATAAAACTTGATTTTATTTAACTTTTTCGACAAAAATATTGTAGCATGTATATGCAATATATTGTGGGGATAATTACAACTTTAAGTATGCGATTGTTGAGTAAACACGAGATAGGTACGTCTCCATTATTTTAAATGGAGCTTTTCTAACAATGTAATCAATATTTACCAACCCATCACTAGTAACTATATTGTTTACCTTAAATATCCTAAGGTATTTTGTTGGCTTAACTATTAGCTTTTCTGTTTCAAGTTCTTTATTGAATATTTCCGTTAGCTCGTTTCTATATTGTTCAATATCCCCACCGTCTATTGCAAAACAGTACATTTCTGCCACCTTAAAGTTAAATGATATTTTAAGTTCTTTGCTCCCTTTTACATATGATGTTATCTCATTATTAAAGTCACGTAGGTACTGATTAATCTTGTCATCATTTTCTCTTTGCCTAGACACAGTACTGGCAGATTTGTCATCATCAAGATCATTTTCTATGACATACCTGATATCAGACTTTGAAAAGCGTATACCGTTTTTATTAAAAACCTGAGTGTTCAAAATTGAATCGTTATCAAGTATTTTATTAATATTAACAGCAGTTTCTTTTTCGATTGTAAACGGTTGGTTAATCCCCTTTAAATATAGTTTTGCCATAGTTATAAGTTTATAGTTTTATTAGTAGATTTCTTAATGTCTTTGTATGAATCTAGGTCATCCTCCCATCTTTCTTGGTTAAGAAAGACAAGCGGAGCAACTATAAATCCTTGTATCCATCTGTCTGTTTTTTTAGCTTGCTCAATAAAAGTTATTATTTTGTTAATTTTATCGTCAAGGCGCTTTGTTTTCCACTTATCTAGACATCCTTTTTTATTTTCTCTTTTAGGATAGTTATTCCAAAAAGTTTCAAAAAATTCATCTCCGCCTATGAGTCTCCTTGTATTAGTATTAGTATTGTATTGAGTTTCCTTCTTGTTAACCTCGTTAACATGGCTTTTCTCCTTATTTTCGGGGGTCGATGTTAACGGAGTTAACATGGCTTTTTCGTTTCCATGTTCGTCTGCTTTACATGGCTCTTGTAACCAAACCTCCTTTGTCGTAAGCGTATAAACATTGTTAAGTCTCTTTTTTGTCTTTTCGTCAAAAATTGCCTCTATTTTAATCAAATTGTATTGTTCGAGTAAAGTTACATACTTGGCTACTGTCTGCCTCGTAATACCCAATTCTTGCCCAATGAGAGCCATACTAGGGTAACACTTCCCAGTTTTATTATCAGAGTGTCTGCAAAGACTAAAATATATAGCTGATCCATTAACACCAAAAATCTTAGAATACCTATCAATAAACACATTATCAACAAAAAACCAACCTTTTTCTCTATAGTCTCTTACCTCTATCTCATTTTTTTGCATACATCCTTTCTACATACTTTGCACCTCCTATAATTTGCATAACAAAAACATGCTCTTCGTTGCTTATTTCGTGCTCATCCATAAGCTTTCTAGATAAAGCTTTTAAGGCCTCTCTTTGCATAGAAAAATGCTTTAAAAGTTCAAATAATTCTTCCCTATTTTGCATAAATTAACAATTACTTTGTAATGGTCGTTTAATTATTTTGTTTTTCTCTCTGTTGAAGCCCCAGTGAGAGCCTCAACAGAAAGCACTGGTAATCTTTCGACTAAAATATAGTAAAGCATGAAAGTATTATTTTTTGTTGTGGAAAAATAAAATCACCAACGCCTGTGGACGAAAGTGATCTTATTAAATACGTATTGGTTAACCTGTATATATTGTAGCACAATTTAGTATTAAAAGTCAATAAATTGGATAACAAATCCGCTATATTTCAAGCGGATATTAGTTCAGAGTTCATAGTGGAATCTGATAAATTCGATGACGTATTGGGGTATGATGGCGTGAAGCCTGTACTGCGCTACGTCATTTGAGCAGTCGTGTTGTTTCTGGTACTTCCAGTAGTAGCAACTTTCGAAGAACCCTAGCTCGTTGTTTCCTACTCTCCTTATCGCTTCCTTTAGGAGTAGGTTCATGGTAGCTCCTTTGGTTTCTCGATGGGGTAGGGGAGACATGCTTTGTGACAGTAGTAATCTAGTCCGTCTTTACGCAACCAGATGTGGGGACTGTCATTTAGGCACATCCACTTGAAGCATACAAGACACAGATGGTAACTTTTCCAAAGCTCCCGACCTGTGTCCCCGTCGGTCACTTTGGTAAACATGGCTACACCATGTCTCGTGACCAGAGGAACTCGACATCTTCACGCTTGAGCGTGTCCTTGCCGACAGATGTTTCCTTCACACCGTAGATTGCCAGCTCTCCCTTTTGGTCGAGAATGGCGATGTAGTGCTTGTTATTTTTCTTTACGAGGAAGCAGTAGCCTGCGTACTTGTCGAAGGAGCATGGAGAGTGAGCAAGCACGTCTCCATCCTCCAAGTCGGGCTTTCCCTCGGCGTACACCGTGCCAGCGAGGAAGCCGACGGCGATGAGAAGGACATTCAGTGCGAATTTGATTGCGTTCATTTCGGTTTCCTTTCGTAGAAGAAAAGTGGACGACAGGTTGTGTGGAAGTATCTCCGTTCTCCTCCTATGTTTGAGTAGAAATAATCGTGATGTATTCCTTTGCCACATTGAAAGCAAATCATGATGTCTCCTTTTCAGGATGGTCAGGGTATTTTGGTAAGTTTTCTTGTACTTTCTCACAAACACGCCCGCAAGTCCCTTTGTCGCCCCATCTGCCATAAAACCCTTCAATCGGTTTATCGCATAGCATGCACCGATAAAGAAGTTTTTTGGCATCTTTTTCAGAGAGAACAGGATTTTTCATACAAACCTTTCAAAGAACTACTTATATAAGTATACTCTTCTTTGTTTTAAATAATTAAGTTATCCCCAACACGATTTTTGATTTTTAAAATGTGATATACTTATACTATAACAAACAAACTATGGTAACAGATCCACAATTTTTAAGAACAAGAAGTCTCGTCCCAGATAAAGGTGGGGCGACATTACAAGTTGACGAATTGGCAAATCTCCGACAAACAATGGAGACGTACCTTTCAGGGGAACGCCCTACTGGTGTGTCTACAGGAAATGATTATATTTCAACAAAAAGTGAAAATAATTATTACACAATTTCTTCTGCTACAACATTAACTGTAAAATCTGGGTCTGGAACAATCCATGCTCTTAACATACTAGGCGGAACCCTTGGAGCAATTACTGTATATGATAATACTGCCGGATCTGGAACTCAAATAATTCCAACTTTTACACCAACAGACCCTATTAGTATTACTCTAGATGAGTCATTTGCTACGGGTTGTACAGTTGTTACAGCTTCCGCAACAATAATTAACATATCGGCACAATAATTATATGAACTTCACCATTAAATCAATCAACAAAGACGGGTCAGTAGACGTAGTATTCGGAGATGAGAAGAAGCCACAAAACATTTCTGGACTTCCGGCAGGAGACTCAGACGCCCTCACACAAGCGCTAGTAAACTATGCTGTAGCATACCAAGCTGGAAAAGAAATCGAAGCTAAAGAAGTAGAGGTTGTAGCAGAAGTAAAAGACCTCGTTGGAACTAAAGTAGACGTAGAAGCTTTCTTGGCAGAACAGGCTAAAGAAGTAATAGAACCTACACCAGAAACACCTACTGAAGAACCAGTAATCCCTACAGAGGAAGTTAAAGCCGAGGAAGTAACCCCAACTGCTGTAGACGAGGTAACACCTGTCGTAGACACACCAGTTGTTACTGAGTAATGCCACGAGTAGCGGTTCGTAATCCTAATGGCTCGTTACAGTTTGACGGGGCCTCTACAGTTGTATCGTGTGGTACTGGAGCAAGTCTCCAGACTACTTCTTTTACCTATTCTATTGATGTGAAGAGGATTGGAACAGGCACACAAGATTTATTCGCTTGGACAGGTGCAGGAGGGCCAAAACTACGTTTAGGTTCGGGAACAGAAGACCTTACCTTAGTACAGAGTAGTGTTTCTGTTATTGGTGCTGCTGGTAATGTTATCAAGTACGGAGTGTGGACTTCTGTAGGTGTCACTTACGACTCACTAGGCAACTGGACTCTTTATGTAAATGGAAATGTGGTTGCTTCGGGGTTAGATTTGCGTACGTGGACTTTTGCCACAGCTTTTAATATTGGATTTGGTGCTAACCCCCTCAAAGGAAGACTCTCTCGTGCAAAAGTATTTTCTACTGCATTTACATCAACTCAAATGAAAGCACTTCATTTAAGCAATGTTTATTCTCGTGCTTCTCTTGTTGGAGAGTGGGCTTTAGACGAAATGACCGGCACTACAGCCAACGACACTTCTGGTAACGGTAACAACGGAACCATCACCGCAGGAACATGGAGTGCAGACAGACCGTTTGCGAATAGGAATGCTGTTGTTGATTATAAAGCAAGTTTGCAATCTGATAACTCTACAACAAAGACGACCATAGCTGATACAGCCATTTATCGTATTACAAATAATCTTACTATTTCTGCCTGGGTAAATCCTTTAATTGGAACAAATATGAGTGTCGTTTCAAAGTCCCCAGCTAACATACCAGCTCCTTACGATTTTGTTATTCAAAGTACGGGGTTCTTACGTCTTTACATGGGTAATGGTTCTTCTGTGGCATGGAATGACTCCACTGTTTTAGTTAAACAAGGAGTATGGCAACATATTGCATGTGTCTTTTCTTCTAACAATGTTACTTTTTATATTAATGGACAAATTGCTGGAGGTGGTGCGATAAGTACAACTATTGCAGATGGAGGTTCAGCGGTGATAATCGGAAATCGAGGAGATTCTGGAGCAATATACAAAGGAAAAATCTCTCAAGTAAAAGTGTTTAATACAGCCTTCTCCTCTTCAGACATGCTTTCCCTATACAATAATAAAACAACTTCTATATCAAGAGTTGGAGATTTTGCCTTCACAGAAGGAGCTGGCTCTATCGCTTACGACTCATCATCTAACGCCAACAACGGCACCATCACAGGAGCAACTTGGTCATCCGACACCCCCTCTAAAGCTCGTAAGATAGTGGGAGGGAATATGATACCAAATGGAGATTTTAGTTATATTCCTGTTGTGAATGTGGCACAGACGACTAGTGGAAGATTTATTGATGGCACGAGTACTGGCTCTACAACTAATAATTTATTCAAGTGGAACGTTGGTTTTGGGGGGGCATCATCAGCAATGTTTGACACCTCAAATCTAAGTCCATTAGGTTCTCCTTCACTTAAGATTTCTACGCTTGCTGTTGCGAGTTATGTAGAAGCTTTTACACCAACACCAACTGGAGGAACAGGGGGATACTATACAAAAACAAATATTTCAGTACTTCCAAATACTTCATATACATATTCTTTCTATATGAAAACACAAGTGACATCGGGGACAAGTCTTGATGGTGCTAATGTTACATTTTTGACCGTTACAGGAGATGGTGCTACTGCCAGTTTAGATATTGGAAGTACAAAAGTTGTAACAACTACACCGTGGACTTTATACACTGGAACTTTTACCACTCCTGCCACAGCACGATATGTACAAATAGATCCAAGAAACTACGGTCACACAGGAGCAGGAACCCTCATCATGGACGCGTGGTTCGCCAACATCTCCCTCGTTCCAACCTCTCAACTCACAGCATCAGCACAGTCAAGATTACCTAGTAGTAGAAAAGTAGTATCAGGGAATCTAGTAAAGAATGGAGACTTCTCTTATGTCCCTACAACAAGTGTTCCAACAAACAGTGGAGTTGTAACAGTTTGGCTAGACGGTACAGCAACAGGCTCTTCTACAAGAAAGGAGTTTGCGTGGGCTGTGTTTAACGGTTCCACAGGAGCAGCTGTCTCTCTTGATACTGATACCACAGACACCCTCTATCCTAAGAGATTAAAGGCTGTTATTGGTTCTGCTCTATTGAGAACAACCAATACTCCAATAACTTCTCAACCAGACATTGGACAAGATGCTGTGCCTTTACTTCCAAACACTTCTTATACAATTACTTATGCTATGAAAGTTGTGTGGACGTCTGGTTCAGCGGGATGTTCAATTAACCTACGCCAGCGAAATGGAACAGGAACGGGAGGGACTCTAACTTCTCCTGGGACAGTTATTTCTTCTTCAACAGGATGGACAAACTACTCGTTTACAACCGTAACCGATGCGACAACACGATATGGAAGTATTGAACTAATTGCAGACGGTGCTAGCGGGCTTGTTGGTACTGTTTATGTGGCTAATATCCAAGTAGTTCCAACCTCACAACTAACCGCCTCTGCTACCTCTCGTCTTCCTTCATCTCGTCTTGTAGTAGACGGTAACTTAGTTCCTAATGGAGATTTCTCTTACTACCCTTCACCAAACGTAGCTACTACAGCTTCTGGTGTGTGGGTAGATGGTACTGCTGGTGGATCTGCTACACGTAACGATCTAAAATGGGCAATGCTTAAGTCAGGCACGGTGGCAGTATTATTTGATACAACAACTAAGTACTCAGATAACGCATCACTTAAACTAAGTACAACTGCTGTATCTTCTTGGATAGAAATGAACCAATCAATTGATGAAACCGCTACGAATATAAAACTATATGCACCAAAGGCGCTACCTTCACGATCTTACAACTATTCATTCAGAATGAAGACTAACTACATTTCTGGAGATTCTTCTGATGGAGCGTTTGTGGCAATAAGAGAGTTTGATGGAACAGGAACTGCTGTAGCTACGACGACAAGTACTAAGATAAAAGTTACTAGTGACTGGACATACTATTCAGGTACATTTACTACGTCTTCTACAACAGCATTTATGTACCCTAGGCTATCGCTTTATGGTCACACAGGAGCAGGAACTCTCATCATGGATGCTTGGATAGACGATGTTTCTATAACACTAGCATAATATGAAACCAAAAAATTACGTTATTTTTTACCTTGTAATTTTAGCTGGCTTGATTCTTTTTAGGTAAATACTTTTAAAACAAAAACCCCCCAGTTGCCGTGAGGGGGTTTTTGCTATATTAGAACGGGATAAATTTGCTTTAACTTTTACCGAATTAAATGTGCTTCTATTATAATAGTAACATATCCACAACTTTTTACCTGTGTATATTGCATATTCAATATACAAGTGTATACTATTTGTTAGAAGATATTTGAGCTGGGGTGTAGCATAGGAGTTGAATGCACTATAATCTTTTGCTAGCACATAAGATTTCTTCCAAATAGAGATGTAACGCGACTATACGAGTAAAAAACTAGCCTGCTTGGGTGTACGCTAGTCTTGTCACCTCGTTACCGCCCCTGCTCAAATATCTTCTTTATAAAAATAATTACAAAAACAATGACAGATATAAGTTTGTTTAATCAGGAAATATCAGCACAGTTTAGCAACAAAGAAATAGCACAAGCATTGTTATCTACGACCTTTAAAGGTTTACAGCCGGGGGTTGCACAACAAGCTATGCTAGACGGATACCTTCGTGGGTTTAAACTTGAGAATTTCCTACAGAAAGATGTGTATGCTATTCCTTTTTCTGGTGGGTACTCTCTTATAACGTCTGTTGACTGGGCAAGAAAAATCGCTAGTAAAGCAGGTCTTGCGGGCAAAGATGCTCCAGTATTCCAACTAACAGATGAGGGTGGGGTTATTTCTTGTTCTATAACCGTGTATAAAATTGTTGATGGAGTACGTTGTCCATTTACTTCTCTTGTATTCTTTAAAGAATATTCTACAGGGAAAAATCTATGGGCTTCTAAGCCGATGACAATGATTGCAAAAGTGGCAGAGATGCACGCTCTACGCATGGCCTTCCCAGAGGAGCTTGCTAAAACATATGTAGAAGAAGAAGTCGCTCCTGTAAAAGCAGAAGTAGTATCACCAGAAGTTGATGTAGAAGGATCAAAGCAAAAGCTTTACGGTGCATTAACACTAGAAATGCTTGCAGAGGAATGGAAAAAGCTACCTAAATCTGCACAGATGAATGAAGAGGTGTATAACTACAAAGAAGAGTTAAAGATGCAGTTGGGGGTTACTAAGGAAAATTAACTATGAAGGTATATAAAGACTTAACCCAAGGAAGCGAAATTTGGAGCTCTATGAGGCGTGGGAAAGTGACAGGGACTCGTCTTGAGCAATTAATGGGCACGCCTTTAGCGCGCACACAGTTAATAGCGGAATTGATAGCTGAATACGCCAGCGAGCAAACTAAAACGTTTAAAACTACCACTGAGATGGAATGGGGAAACGAGCAAGAAGAAATAGCTGTAAAAGCATTTGAGAGTAAAAATAAGGTTACTGTTGATAGAAATGTAGGTTTTATAATCTCAGATAAGTATGACTGGCTAGGATTTTCTCCTGACGGGGTACTACTTGATGGTAAAGAAATGATCGAGATAAAAAATCCTGATACTAAAACAAATATGTTTTACAGGCTAACTAATATTATTGGGATGCAAGAACTAGGTCTGGGTACATGGTCAAAACCGACAAAAGTGAACCCAGAGAGCACATTTTCTCCTAGTTCAAAAGAACCTTTCTGCGGTATTCCTGCTGATTATAAGTACCAAGTACTCTGTGGCTTCCTAGTAAATGAAATTTGTGAGCGCATACATTTCTTAGTGCATGACAGTAGAATACTTGATGAAGAGCAGAAATTATACACAGTAATTGTAGAAAGAAATAATCCAAAAGTGCAAGATGAATTAAAATTAATAGAAGAAGAGCTGATTAGATTTAGACTTGACTGGATAAAATGGGAAGAGGCGATAATGCCAACTAATTTCTAGGATATGAACGATAAAACAATAACATCCTACGATACGGCACTCCTAGGAGCTTTGCGCTGTCTAGGATACCAACCGGAGTATCTACAAAGAAATGCTGAGAATAAAGAAAGAATAGAATTTGTTTTTAAAAAAACAGTTAAATTGGAAAAGGATATAAAGGCGGTTCTTGAAGGTAAAAAGAAATTTAGAGCACATGATCTGGCTATAGATTTACACGCCGTAAGATCAAAAATTAAAAACTTTACTAAACAATAATTATGTTGAAATTCTTACTAAAATTAACCGTCCTCACCCTAACCTGTCTTTGGTTAGTGGGAATGGTGAGTTTATTAATTAATCAATAACAAAATGAAAACAATTACTATAAACAATGATGTGTACGTATTAGAAAAAGATGTTAAAACTGAATTAGCAAAAAAGAATATTAAGCCTACAAAAAGACAAATTGTAGTGCTTAATCGTGGCTGGGTTATCGTTGGAGATTATTCAGAAAAAGGAGATGAATGTACTCTTTCTAATGCTTCAGTTATCCGTGTGTGGGGAACAACTAAAGGTCTTGGAGAACTTGCAGAAAGTGGAGCAACATCAACTACAAAACTTGATGCTTGTCCTAATATACATTTTCACAAAATGACTATGGTTGCTCGTATGGATGTAGTATCAAATATCTAATATGCAAACAACATTTCAGGTCGAAGAAAGTCAAACAATAGGATTACAACACGGCGACGGCAACGGCAACGGCTACGGCGACGGCGACGGCAACGGCGACGGCGACGGCGACGGCAACGGCAACGGCTACGGCTACGGCTACGGCGACGGCAACGGCTACGGCGACGGCGACGGCAACGGCAACGGCGACGGCTACGGCTCGGGTTATTAAGTAAGTACATTATTAACAGAGGTGCATCTACACGGCGGATTACTGATACAGAGAATTAACTCGCCATGTCGAAATCTCCCCCTTAGAGCGTATAAGTATGTCTAGAGTATTTATACGGAACTCGCTAAGGTAAAGCTACATAACAGTGTACAGAGGGTAGCCAACATAGTAATCCGTGTTGTAGGTGCATCTCACAACGAGGAAGGTTGATGGGGGCGAAATTGAAGATACTGTAGAAATAAAAGGTATACAATACTACAGCGTACATACTTCTTACCACGTCCCCACCAGCCTTTCTCACAACGAGGGGGTCTAAAAAACAAAATTATGGAAAACAAAAATATTACATTATACGTTATCATCGGGATTATTGGTTTAATAGCAGTTATGTTTGGTTTACCAATGTTTAATCGCTACCAGACATTACTTAATGCTCAAAATGAGTTAGCTGCACAGAACTACCTGAAACAAGTAGCAATCGCAACGGCAGAAGCTAAAAACGAAAGTGCTAAGTTTGAGGCAGAAGCAGAAATTACTAGAGCAAAAGGGGTTGCACAAGCAAACCAGATTATTGGCGATTCCCTTAAAGGAAATGAGTCTTATCTAAAGTACCTATGGATTAATAACATGGGGAATAATACTGGCAAAGATGTTATCTACGTTCCAACAGAAGCTAATTTACCAATACTAGAAGCAGGGAAAAGATAATCTATCACAACGAGGGGGTAATAAGAAATATATGAAAATACTAAACTTATATGCTGGAATAGGAGGAAACAGAAAATTATGGGGTGATGAACATGAAGTAACTGCTGTAGAATGGACACAAGATATAGCAGATGTATATAAGCATTTATTCCCAAACGATACCGTGATTGTTGGAGATGCCCACGAATATCTACTAAACCATTTCCAAGAGTTTGATTTTATTTGGTCAAGTCCTCCGTGCCAGTCGCACTCTAAAACTAATTTCTTTTTAAAAGGTCAGGGTATATTTAGATACCCAGACATGAAATTATACCAAGAAATATTATTCCTTAAACACTTCTTTAAAGGTAAATGGGTAGTAGAAAATGTTGTTGGGTATTACAAGCCACTAGTAGAACCACAAAAAATAGGTAGACATTATTTTTGGGCTAATTTTCCAATAGAAGATACAAAAATAGATTATGTCCAAATAGGAACAATGAACCGACAAGCATCTAAAGAAAGTCAACGTAAGGCAATTATTCGTGAAGCACAAATACCAGAGTTAATTGATCTTCACGGTCTAAATGGATTACCAATAAAACTTAAAAATAAAAGGCAAGTATTAAGAAACTGTGTATATCCTGAACTTGGATTACACATATTAAAACAAATTACTAACCCCCTCTCTCAATAATTAACAAACAAGATGAAATATGATTAACACAGTAATACACGGAGATTGTTTAGAGGTAATGAAAAATATACCAGATAAGAGTGTGGATATGATTTTAACTTCTCCACCTTATGATAATTTGAGAACTTACAATGGATATACCTTTGATTTTGAAGGAATTGCCAAAGAAATATATCGTGTCTTAAAAGATGGTGGAGTATGTGTTTGGGTAGTTGGAGATGGAACAGATAAGAAAGGTAGCGAAACTTTAACATCGTTTAAACAAGCTATTTATTTTAATGAATTGGGTTTTAATGTTCACGATACAATGATTTACCAAAAAAATGCGTATCCTTTCCCACCAACAAATAGATATTATCAAGTATTTGAATATATGTTTGTTTTTAGTAAAGGAAAACCCAAAACTACTAATATACTAAGAGTCCCTACTATTGGGTATAAACATAAATCATCTACACAAAGAGAAAAAGACGGAACAATTAAAGATATGAAATATAAAATGGGTCTAGATACTAGGAAAGGAGATAACATTTGGAAATTAAATGTTGGTTTTGGTAAATCAAGTTTAGATAAATGTTCTTTTGAACATCCAGCAACATTCCCAGAAAAACTAGCAGAAGACCATATCCTCTCTTGGAGTAAAGAAGGAGATATTGTTTTAGACCCAATGGCAGGAAGTGGAACAACACTTAAAATGGCAAAGAAAAATAATAGAAATTATATTGGAATAGAAATTTCACAAGAATATGTAGACATTATAAATAAACGTCTCTCTCAATAATTAACAAACAAGATGAAAAAAGAACTATTATCACAAGATGATTTTTTACCAGGTAATTGGGGAGCAGATACTATTAATCATTTCTTTAATGCTTTCCTAGAGCTACAAGGTAAAGTATCTGGTTTAGAAACAAGAATTAAAGTATTAGAAAATATCATTTATGACACCAAAAGCACTAAGTAGGGATAAAGTAAAACAGATTACAGATGATTTATGGAGTGGTGATTATTCTACAAATTATCTCATAAGAAACTTTTGTGAAATAATTATTAATTTACTTTTAGACATAAGAGACCTATTAACTAAGGAGAATAAATAACTATGACTAACGACTTAAAGAACACCATTATTAAATCACTAAAACAATAAGTATGGAACTATCAAAACAAGTAGTAAGCCTAGAGCTTGCACAAAAACTAACTTAGTATGTTATACTGGGAGATATGAAAGAAAAATTATGTCCCGATTGTAAGTTAGTAAAAAGTGTAAGTGAGTTCTATACAAAGAAAAATCCACGTTGGGAAAGTGAGAGATATGATGCTTACTGCAAACCATGCTCACTCAAACGTAGAAAAGCTTGGTATCAGAAAGGTGGTAGAGAAAAAGTGTTAGCTAATGCAAATAAGTGGAGAAAGGAAAATCATGAACTTGCAAAAGAAAA